AAGCCACAGAACTTAGAGAACGCAATAGCAAGGATGCCTCTATTGCCGACACCGCAGGCTGGGGACTGCAAGGTGTTCGGGCCAGGAATAGATTGGAAGAATCGGAAGGAGACACGGCAACCTTCAGTAGCTTCGGTCCTTATGAACCTGCTATACGAAGATGGTCAGCCATCACGGGAGTGATGCCACCACACCCTGTCTGTGACAGAGGTGTAGAGCCTGCATTCGTAGAGTGGATCATGGGATTTGACAAGGGGTGGGTGACGGACCTAGGCTTGTCAATGACAGCAGAACTCAAGACATTGGGTAACGCTGTCGTACCACTCCAAGGAGCAGTAGCACTTGGCGTGTTATTTCAACGACTATTAGAGATATAAGGAGAAGCAATGGTATTACATGAACAGACAGTGATGTGGCTACATCACATTGTGTATGTGAACTTAGAGCAACTTGTCAAAGAGCTTGACGATTGTAGATTCGAAGCTGCCGAACGGCGAGCTAAACGAGTCATGCGTTACATCGCTACTTTGCAGTTGCATGAGACAGTTGAAGACCCGAAAGTGGACTTCTCAGAACTAAGAAAGGAGGGCAAGCATGAAAGCAGCGATTAGAGAGACATTCATACAACATTACTGCAAGAGTTGTGACAGGAGCTTTGGCACACTAGTCAATGCTGTTAAATACAACGAATACATCAACGGCAACAAAAGTGTTATTGATGTGTTCCCTGACGATCCAGCACCATTCAGAGAAATACTGATACAGGATCATCGCAGACACAACGGTGGTATGTACTATCCGATATGTGATGACTGTTGGAATAAAGTAGAGGAAGAAGAATAATAAAATCATGTAGGTGGGGCTAGTCGGTACTCCTTTCCCGAAGAAGGGCAACCTGCGCCTAGCGTCAAGCAGAAACATTAGACATGATATGGCATCTGTAAGGTCTGTCCGCCCCTACTACAACTAGGAGAAAACTATGGATAAAAGAAAAATCTACAAACTCACAGACAACTTAATAGATTTATTCCGAGTTGTTATTGAGTTACAACAAGCTCTTGATGAAATCATTGAAGGACTAGAACCTGAAATTGAAACCATCGAGGATAATGTCGTTGACTTACGGCGACACATGAATAAAAACCAGTCAGATTTGTATTACACAGAGGAGGATTAAATGCACAATCTAACACGACTATCAACAGGACCATTCCAAGAAGAGGAGGTGAATATGGAACAGTGGGAACATGATCGCAAGGCAGGGAGAACTGCCATGATAAGTTTATTAACTGTCATAGATGCGATGAAGCACAGCGACTTTCTTCTGGCTTTAGAGTCAGAGAAACAAGACATAGGCATGGACATGAACAAGCTCTTGGTCAGGCTCAAAAGACTGCACAGGTGGCAGAACAGGTTAGAGCGATGGCTGAAAGTAATCTCATACCACAAGAGACAGACTATCTATGACGTTGTGAACCTGCATGGCTATGGCGGTAATGCACACACAGCTAAGTGGTTAGGGCTGTCTCGCCAGCGTATACACATGTTATGTAGGGAAGCTGAGGAAGAACGCCTCAGACAGTACACAGCGAAGGACATACAGTAATGAAAATATTAATAGCGTGTGAATACTCAGGAACAGTTCGAGAGGCTTTTAGGAAGAACGGTCACGATGTTATCTCATGTGACATCATCTCAACTGAAATACCTGGACCACACTATCAAGGCGACATCTTTGATATTCTTTACGAGGACTGGGATATGATGATTGCACATCCACCATGTACTTACTTATCTAATGCTGGAGCTAAACATCTGTATCCTCAAAAGGGAGTACTGAATGTTGAACGATATGAGAAAGGTATGGAGGCAAAGGATTTCTTTATGAAACTGTGGGAGGTAGAACACATACCTAAAGTTTGTGTTGAGAATCCCATAAGTAGTAGGGTATTTGAAATGCCCAAGCACACTCAAGAGATACAGCCTTATGAATATGGGCATCCTTTGTCTAAGAAGACTAGGTTATGGTTAAGAAACCTACCACCATTGGAGCCAACAAACATTGTTGAAAAGCAAGAGAATTGTCATGGCGCTAAAGGTAGCTGGTACAACCAAGGTGGTTTAGACAGGCAGAAACGCCGAGCTAAATTTTTCCAAGGTTGGGCTGATGCAATGGCAGATCAATGGGGAGGAACAAATGTTTGATTCTAAACACGCTTTATGCAAAGGGAAACATGAGCTTTTCTTTGCAGAAAAAAGTAGAAGCAAAGTAAGACAAGCTCAAATGATATGTCAAGACTGTCCAGCCATAGAAGAGTGTAGAGAGTATGCCATAAACAACCGTGTGTACTACGGAGTATGGGGAGGCTACAATCGTACGCAGATAAATGCTGAACGTAGACGAAGAGGGATTGTCCTACCCATGCACTACAGTCATAGTGTAAGATCAGAGAAAAGGAGAGGCAATGCTTGACCCTGTAGACTCTATACAGTATAACTGTATAATGGTATTTAAGAATCCGATAAAGATTCTTAAATACCTAAACAGTAACGTTACAGTTGGGGCTGGGCTAAGTGTGCTTCTCCCTCTCTCTCGGCTCAGTTCCAACTGTACATAAAGGAGAAGCAAATGAAAGAAATAAAACTAAGGCAAAGTTTCATAAATACTTTCCTTCGATGCCCCGAACAAGCACGCCAAGAGCGTCTTGGTTTGGTCCAACAAAAGGAAAGTAGTGACCTACTTCGTGGAAACGCTGTCCATGCCGCTATAGAACACGCAGGACTGTTAGCACTAGGTGGTACACACGATGTAGACTATGACGAAATCATAGATGTCACAGATACATACATTGCTGATAACGCTAATGACGTTGAGGTATGGCGACAAGAGTACGATAACCTCGTAGATACATGCCGAGCCAACGTAACAACATGGTACAACGATCTCTGGCCTTCGCTTGATCCAGTGGCAGTAGAGCAAACATTCAGTAAATCAATGGGAGTACGTCACGGAGTGCAACTCACATTGACAGGAACTGCTGACTGGACAGATAAGAGCGGTGTCCTATGGGATTGGAAAAATCCATCACGCCATTATCAAGCATGGGAAAAGAAACGTTGGGATATTCAATCTCACGCCTATACTTGGGCATTAGAAAAAGAACAATTTAATTTAGCCGTGTTTGCAAAAGGCAAACTACAGGTGATAGAAATACATAGAAGCGAAGCTGAGAAGCAAGCGTTCATAGAACTTTGCTGGTCCATAGTGCCGACACTACTGACCATTGATGAAGCCAGTACCTGGCCGATGAGATGGGAAGGGTGGCATTGCTCACCCAAGTGGTGTCCAGTATGGCAGGCAGGTAAATGCAGAGGTGAACACCTCGAAATAGAGCCGTGGTAATCACGGAGAAAGAGAGTAATAATGGGACAGGCAAAGATAAGCGTAATGTTTACGCAGAAAATATCTGAACAGCCTTACGAGACAAGTGACTACTCATTAACGATTGAGCGCACTGTTGACGACACAGGAGAAGCCGAATTAATGGAGCAATCATCGCTCATGTTTGAGATGGCTAAATCAGAAGTGTTGAAACAAGCAGGTCAAGAGTTTGACATGAGTGACACAGGCGTAGTGATGCGCCGACTCAAAAGTGCTGTTCCCCAAGCTACAAGTAGTGCGCCAAGCGCCCCTACGCAAGCACCCACCAATAGTGTCCAAAGTGGTCCAACGGCTAAATCCGTAGCAGCACCACCAGCCAGACCAGCACCTTCAGGTGGCACGATTACAGGCAGGACATACAAGCGAACAACTACCTGTGTAGGTAAGGATTCAGACAAGAAGCAAGCAGCGTTCAACATACTTGCATTCCAACCAGCTACATGGATGGGAGACACAGGCGAACAGCGAGTGTACACAGTCAAGGAACACGCTGATGGCTCAACAGATA